CTGCACTTGTGACCTTCTCCAAAGGATCAGGCATTGCACTAGATAAAGGTGTGACCAAATAAAACCGGATTGACTACCGGAAAAAACTTTGTTCACAAATTTAATTCGGCGCAATCCAGGACATTAATCCCCCCATCGGCCACAGATGGGTAAGCGATTTCTCCTGCTGGTTCGCTATAAACCACTTTTAATTAGATAGGGGTGTCAGTCCCCACAGATCTAGGGTGGCCCTAGATTAGTCAACCGGAATTCCTCCAGTTCAAATGGGTCAACAAGATTAGAAAAACCTCGGAAAAGTATTTCTGCTCCTTCAGTTGTACCCGATACAAATGTCACAGTAAATACACTGTTTGCACTCAAGCTGTGTGTTTGTACACTAAAGCCGTTTTGGCCCTTCAATGAATAGGTTCCCCCATTCGTCTGATTTACTCTGCCGGTCAGTTGCCACACATCACCTGCTGTAGCACCCATACCAGTTATGTGGAAAGTTCCTCCAGACGTCGAATTGGGTGAACCAGTCCATGAACCTGTAATGAGGGCCATATCAGAGTCATCACCAATTACTTCTGGCGAAAAGATGACATAAGCTCCTAATTTACCAATTTTAATTACATCTTCAGCAACGACACTTCCAGTACCAGGATCTGTTACTGTAACAGTAGTATCTCCTGGAGTGTCAATAATAACCGGAGGTGTTACAGGTGTAGGGTCATCCCCAACCGTAACAATGTAATCGTCAAAGTCACCTCCAATTGGACCCTGAGGTCCAAAACCAGTGACTTCAGTTTCGGTATATAGAGGTGTTTCAGTAATAGTGAATGTCCCACCAGATGCGTTAGCATCTGGATTTACGGCAGAACAATACATTCGTGGAAGACCCGTGAAAAAATATACTTGGAAATCTTCACCTATTGCTGAATACACGTCGTGAGTGGCAGTTGTAGTTTTTGCTCCATCACCACAATACTCAACCCGGTAATCCCATGCACCATCAAAAAGCATAAAATCTGTATAGACGGCGCGCTTCCCTGGTGAAAAACGGAACGGTGCATAATAAGGAGTTTCAAACTCCAACGTTCCATTGACCTGGGCAACCGTTAAAGCGCTGCCATTTGCGCCAAAAAGCGGATGTAATAAATTCTGGAAAACACCATCTTTCTGGGCAAGTGCCGCTGCTCGAGCTGTGGATTGAGCAGTGTATTGAGGCATTGTGGCATACTGTACTTGGTAATTGGGTTGTGTGGCTTTAAAAGGAACTCGTTCAACACATACCCTATCACCTAATTCTTGATGTCCACGGGGAACTATCTTCCACCTCGTGGACCCACGATGACCAGAATAAGCTGACAACACCCAATGAAGCAAAATAGTGTTGCAAAAATTGTAAGGTCCAGTAACAGCGGAGTCCACACCATCGGGATTTGATCCTCTAAAGTATGGAATATTTGAGAAACGTCCGCTGACGAGCGTTGGACCGGACAACAATTTTGGTATCGTATTCCACAATGTGTACCTCTTAAGTAGGGTTCGAAATGACTGTATTGCTTCACCAAAGAAAACAGAATTGAGATTTTTATCATTCGTCTCTCCCATTCCCACAGTTGAGGACATCTCTTGCTGTGGTGCACTTGGTTCACTAGTTTCTTGGCTGTCCGGAACGATTGTTCCAGACTGTGCCTCAAGTTCACCAGTTTGCGGGAAGAGAGTAAAACGAGTGAAAAAGTCTTCTGGTACAGCAACTTCAAAGTCATCACCCATGGACACAAAAACATTTACTTCTACATCATTGTTTACTGTATCATTTGGAGTAGTCAATTCGTTGACAATGTACACACCTACTACACCATTTCCTGCCTCTTTAGATGTGTATTTACTGGTGCTATACATCTGTGTCACTGAATCAACACAGGGATAGTGATGCTCAAGGAATGAGACCTCCTGCCCATTTCCAAACTCAAGTGTGAAATCCTGCTCCTCAGCAATATCTACAATCCTCACATAATTTGTGTTATATTCGTTAGTATCAATGAAATTTGGATCATACACAAATTTTAAACGACCTTTGTGAAAATTGGAGCATACAACCTGAAATCGGAAACGCATAGTACCCTTCCAATACTGAAACGGTAATGCAGCAAAGGCACATGCTGGGAAATGAAAACCTGTATCACCTCCAAAAGAACTTTCTGCCCATTGAACGGGGTCCACTCTAGCATTCCACAATAGAGTCTCCGGAGCGGTTCCCATTGTCCATGTAAAAGTTGTCAAATATGACTCACGTTTGGCTATTTCACGGATATTTAATGGGTCTGCACCACCCAAACCCGAGATACGTGGGTCAATTGTCAACTCCTGCAGTTCATCTACTGTCAATTTTTGACAAACATCAGGAACATTAGTGACCGCAAGAGAGCTGACAGGCGTTGGACGATATGGGTCGGGGGCTTTAGTTACAGGAGGACGACTATATCCAAAGATTTTAGCCATACCAGCAACAGCCCCAGCTCCTATCTGCGTTGCTCTCGCAAATGGACCAATATACGGAACTCCGGCAAGTGTTGCCATAAAGTTGGACACAGCAGTGGCAGGACCGCTAATTGTACCCTTTGTGTTGGCTTCGGTGATTTCTCCAGATTGTGGGATGAGTGTATCTGTGTCAACAGAAGTCAACACACTCATGGAAACATCTTCAGCCCATGCAAAGACACTAACAGTAACCTTATCAGTCGCTCCATTCGCATGTTTAAGGGTATTCAATGTCCGACAATATAATCTACCTAATTCAGACCACTGTGAGAAGGGAATATGCATTGAGTTTGTGTGTAAGAACATTGGGACACACAACTCTCCCCCAGTTGAAGTGGTCGGATCAAGGAAGATATGTGGTTGTTGTGAGGCCTGAACTAGGTCCTCACGAATGAGTGCAGCATTGGTGGATAGATTATCATAAACATCAAATGGCAGATAAGACATCAGTAGTCTACCATATTGAAAACCGTTTCCATTAATCAATACTTTAAGTCGAAGTTTCGCACGCAACAAATTAAAATTTGATAAGCGATTGCTCACGCGTGGATTGTCAAAATATGCACTCCATGGATCCAGATCAAATGACAAAGTTACATTAGTTGTCCATTCTTCTTCCGCAATCTTAATAGGTCGCGAAAAGAAGTTGGCCAAATCTGCGTCATTCGAATCTTGTAATGTTCTAGTCTCATCAACACTATCACTAACTGAATACATATACGGATCCATTTGATCAACAAATGAAATATTTTGCTGATCATCATACTTGGTACTCTTCATAATATTAGCATCGGAGGTGGTACCACTTTGTACCTCCAATGTTTCTTGGTTTACCTTATTTTCTGTAAGCTAGTTTGAGACCACAAGCAAGCTCAATCTTGTGGAATGTTTCTATTTTACATGGCTCGGCGAATTCCTTCCCTAAATAGGGATACACGAAAGGTGTGCCTACAAATGTAAAGCCTAATATACAAATATAAAATAGATAAAATAAATATACACTGGTAACCATATACATAGGGAGCTCTTTGCTACCCCGTGAGACCCAGAAGCTCTAGACTGGGCTCTTGTTTGTGAAACAAGACAAACTAAAATTTCGGACGTACCACCTTATAAGTTTTGATGCGGTCGTCACGCCCGACAAACCATCTGCGCTTCACAGAATTGAGAGGGAACGCAGATTTCTCCTCTGGGTGAAGATTTGCATTGACACAAGCTAATAGGGTTATGCGACTAAAGGCGTACATCATCGCTATTGAAATCCTATAGCAAAAACTGGCAAATCCTCCAATAAAGAAAAAGAACAAACACCACCAAAGAGCGAGTTTATTTGTGGGGGTAAAATTGAATCGCAGATACCACGCACCACTTAACACTTTTGCAAGAAACATAGCATCAATGATCATTGTCAGAGCTGTAAGAATGGTTGTTTCATAGGAAAAGTTTGGATATGTGAAGCGGTGGACTGTGTCTCGACAATGATCGAGATAATCAAATGTTCCTGCTTCCAATTCACCGCCACCACAATGCGCTTCATACTCTGTAATCTTGTCTTCCTCCTTGAGTTCCTCATCAAGATACTTATGTCGCCAATGTGCGACCCTTTTATCATAACTCACGTTAAGACATGGACAGAGGTGTTCTATTCCAGCATCGACAGCCACAGCATGTAATTGGTCGCGACGCTCCTCAAACACTTCTCTGCCATAGTAAAACCAATCGTGGAGAGAACTTTCAATATTGGCCGCTGAATGCTCTTGTAGTGTTAACTCTTTCGAAAGAACATGGCTATGTAGACGTTTGAAAATAGAAGACTCATCAAGTAAACCGACCTTACACTCCAAATCCGGATTATACCTGCACTTCCGTTTCAGAAAATCGACGTCATGCTCATGCATAAATTCAACAGGATCTGATGTCTTATCTGGCATTGTAAATTTCATATCGTGCTCTTCTAGCCATTTGGCATATGTTATATGGTTGAATTTTGGGCAGTTCTCTGAAACTGAAGCGTTGACATCATCACCATATGTAATGGCGGCCACCTCATTTTTAAAATCCAAATTAGGATAAACTTCGTAAAAGAAGGCCCGCATAAATAAACTGTTGGCGATAGAGTTTATTATAACGGTAAGGTTTTGTCCAGATGGATTCGTGCCAAATAATTGAATCAGATCACCATTATATGCCATCACAGGATAAATTATTTCCGTAGCAATCATACGCATGAACAGAACGTCCTCTTCGGTATAACCGTCACATTGTTCTGCTATGTCAAAAAGTATATCAAATGCTGCTGTAGTTGCTTCCGCTGACATTCGAATATCGTATTTGCTATAATCACCTGCGAGAATTCTGTCTTCCCCCTTAGATATCATATGATCCCATAATTGTTGCCATTCTGGTCCTTCTGCATTGACTCCTACCGCACACTCAAAGCGAAGTGGATTCATTTGAATTATCCTTACTATTGGAAGGAAATACATTCTCACTAACAGCTGAAGAACCAATGGTGCACTTTGGAATACTCTTACTTTGTCCTTAGTAATTTTGGTAGCTTCATCCTTCAAACATGCTTTCCAAACTGCATAAACACGTTTTCCCGCTTTTAGAGTGAGGCTGGCTTGTTCAAACTCATCCCATACTTCTTGAACGAATGTTCTTGGACATGTTATATTGGGATAGTCCTCAGGATCCAGATCAACAAGCAATGGGTGTTTTGTACCAGATAGTGGGAATCCAGGCGAAGAATTAAAATTCATGGCATCGATGAATCGTTTGCCATCCACTCCTGAAACTGTCTCTACTCGTGACAGAGGAGAACACTGGAAAAGTTCAGGTATTTCAGCCTTGACCTGCCTTGAAATCTTCTTATAATCGCCTACTGCGGTGACCATCATACTTCCAATTGGTAAAGAGGGCTGTGTAGCATCAACCAAGGAAGCTTGATAGGGATACACTCCTGGACCTTTGAGCTTTGGAGGACCCCACTGTTGCGGGACTCCAAACACTTTTTCTACAGAAGCAGAAATCAGGGTGGGAACCACATCACTATGTGGAGTAGCTCTGCCAGTCGTAGAACCATACACTTCCATACAAGATCCATCTTTGATAAAATTGACTGCACTTTTTGGATGAATATCTTGACTCGTGAGCACTTCTTTGTTGTACAATTTCTCTGGGAGTGAACCCATCTCGGCTTTCAAGACCCCAGCAGAAGCACCAAGCACAACACCATCAACACCAGTCAATTCCTGCACCGCATAGTTCACCTGGTCCAAGGTGACAATACCGCAACCCGCTTCAAGTCCTTTTCCACCCAAATGAAACCCAATTATCATAGAACCTTTGGCATCACTAATAAGTGGTGACATGCACATTCCGGGTGCGGTCTCCTGACCTTGTGGCATATTGTATCTACCTCCCCAGAACCACATGAATGTGTGTTTTATCATGCTAGATCCCTCAAAAAGTGTTGGGATGCTTCGTAAAGTAGTGTCACATATATCACGTGTTACAAGGCGAGCTGGGGTTTGTTTGACATATTTGTGTAACGGCAACCATGCCCGGAAATCCTGAAGTGCTCCAACAGTGGTCAGATTGGCCACTGAAAAATCAGTACCTGGTATGGAAACACATTTTTTCCAACTTATTTTATCGGGATGAAACTTTGCAACATTACCATGTTTATACAACCTGATAGGTATGTCTTTCTTCCCATTTTTCCAATGATAATCGAGAAAATGTGTTGGGATTATAGCAATATTAGACATAATGAAGAATATTAGTGTTGTTTTACCTTCAAGCGAAGAACATCCAACCAGACTTGTGCGCATATGATTAGCAAGATTGTCTGGAGTGGTAGTCTTTGAGGCGACTGACATGGGGAGGGGAGCTTTAACCGGCACTATCCAAGGATTCACCTCAGCATCACGTTCTTCTACATCTTTGATACTCTCAGGCTTAAGTCCGGTATGCTCAGTGAGTGTATTATAGTGTGAACGCATTACAGACAATAATAAAGCAATAGATGCCATACTGATCAAGGCATATCGTGTCTGCCATGCATTTGTATAAGTTTTCACGACGGTTTTCAATTCAAGAATTCGATTTCGAACCATTCGCGTATATACTTGAATCGTAGTACACACATACCAATAACAGAAAGCTGAGCAAGAAGACAGCCAAACCCACCACAAAAATGGTAGCATATAGCACAAAAACAGTGTTAAAAGACTGTACAAAGAGATTCCGGCAATCAGGGAATGTTTAATATCATTTCTCCATAATAACAGACAGCATTGGAGAACTCGTGGGTGACAGATTAAATACTCCGGCAAAAAGTCAAACCGTGACCACCAATCACATACTTCCATCGTATTAACGATTAGTGCAGACGAAGCTTCACTGTAAAAACGCTGAATTCCATCTGCTTTTGCCTTAAACCACCCTGCTATATTTCCAAATTGTGCATCCAATTCTTTCGGCGGACGAGAGGGTAAAGTCTCCAATTCATCATCACCTGCATCCACTAATGATCGTGAAACTAGTGGAGGAGGTGGGCAAACTTTGCAATTACAATAGTACGTTCGACAAGCCGGGCACAGCTCAGGAGCAAGCCCCTGAGTTTCAATATATTCCTTTTGATTTTTAAAATGAACTTTAGATTGAATCTGTAGCCATCTCAAATAAGTGTGAATTCCAACTTCTTTCATTTCTTCACCCTCAAATTCAACAGGTCTCATAGAACTCAGATCGACCCATCGCTTATTCATTGCAAGGTACGTTCTAACTGTCAGATTCCATACGTCGGGAGTATCTGTCACACCAAATTCATTTTCAATCTTTTCTTTTGACAAGGCACCATCTGGACCCAGGAATTCCTCTTTGGGTTGCACAAGAACATGGTAAAATCGTCGTAAAATAGACTCTGGCTCATTAGAAAACTCAGCAGCATTCAAATGCTCGACATTGGTTGATAATATGCAGAAATAGGGATTTAAAGATACTTTCCCTTTCATGAACACATCTGCCATTGGAGCGGCATACTTGATATTATTTACTACTTGAATCAATCTATACGCAGGCGAAAAATCCAGAAAAGCAGATTTTGTATTCGCAAAATCATCAAAGACAATTGCATTTATGTGGGAACGTACATTAGAGGCATATGCGTCATTATCAGCCCACACTGCAACACGTTCATCACTTGCATCAAGTTCGTTATACATTAGACCAGCTTTATATGACAATTTTGTGAGTGACGATTTGCCACTGCCACTGCGCCCAAAAAGACTGATTGCAAAAGGGGCAATTCGCAAACCACCCCTGGTACGCAATTGATCAAATTCACTAAGATAGTCACGCAGTTGGTCCAAACGATCAGATATATACCTTCGTTCAAAAGTCTGTGATCTGGGAATTCTTTTTAGAACTTCACTCCCTAGATCAATGGCTTCGTGGAGTTTTACGTCATAATCATTATCATCAATTTCTGTATACTTGGAAAGGTTTCCGGTCTTGGCATAGCCATGCCATCCACGTATTCGGTTATACATATCATCGAAATCGTTGATCTTTTCATCTTCCATAAAGAAAGCTGAAACTTCTCCAGTTTTATAAACTCTCCAACCACCTTTGAGGAAACCGGAGGCAGTCTCGTAAAATGCTTCAAATATATCGCCTGCCATCAGTTGTTTTGACTCAACCACAGGGGCAAAAAGGTGAACATTGCCCATCTTGAAAGTCAATGATGACGCAGAACACATGCCTGCGGAGACGATAACGCTAAGGAAGGTCGCAAATTTTTTGGCCATTTTTCCACTTCTAAACGCTTTCCAATTGTTGAATGCATCATCCAACATAATATGCCAGGGCACGTCACCACCATGTGCATCCAGCGTAGACATTTCAATTTCGCCAGTTTTGGACTCGTCTGAACCTCCGAAAGCATAGTCAAAGAACTGAGATATTTGTTCTTGACCAGCTGTAGTGGTCCAATCAATAGTTCGCTTTCCAGTACATTTGTTGTATATCCAAGTAGGAAGGGATTCATCTACTTGACCTTGCAAATACTGGGTGATCGAAGCGAGTCTACCAGCATGTGTTTGCGAATCGGCCAAACTTACAGCTAAACACGAAAGTTGTACTGCTTGTTTCAATGCTTTATCCACAGGTAAAGATCCAGACTGTGGTGTCAAAGGCCTACGCGCCGTGTTTCGTATTAAAATAACACATAGTACAAGAGTCTCTACAAAGAACAGAGACATACCTATAATGGCGAATGAGTATAGGATTTGGTCAAACATCGTTAAAGTACACGATATTGATAAATCGTATTGGCGTACGACAAACTCACAAATAGGAGTATAAAAAGAGAGGACAAAGAATATCCAGATAAAGACAAGTATAACAGGAGGCTCTTCAGCAATGGCGTCAAACGTACGTCCAAGGGACGCAACTCTGCCATTAAAAGAGGTTCTGTTTAAGACTTCATCATACCTAACAGTTCTCGAAAGAATAGAAAAATCGTTGTGTGGAATATTATCCAACACAAAACTAACATGTGACGATGTCAGTTCGGTTTCCAAATTTTCATTTGAATTTCTCGGTGTGTTTATGCTGTTTGGAACTTCTTTGCTATTTGATGCAAGAGGGGCTATTAACCCCACCGAGCGCCATTTTTAAGGATTTAAACTTCCACAACTTACAAGACCTCAAGCCTTTGGTCAAGCAGTGTGACAAACCAGGACTATACAGCCTGTACGTGCACCTAAGGTCTTCCAAACCCGAGCACGCAAGTATCTCTGCATAGCTGTTGCCACAAGAACAATACGCTACACCATACTCCGATAAACTACAACTCATCACAATTTCGCTGCAGTTGACACTGTTCTTACCGTGTCCGTAATCCCTGAACCATTCTTTACAGGGAAGACCAATACCGATTAAGGCACGCAAAGGAATGAATAGGAGCAAGTTCTAAGCGTAAGCCACAAGTGGCACACCTGTTGGTCCTCTCTCTGGACCGTGCTTCTGCTACGTATAGCTGTCGCGTAAAAATTAGACATGCTTATCATTTTCCACATTTCGTTGTGGACAAGTAACGGATTTGTTTCGTATTATGAATGCAAATTCTACACTTTGCCTATATAACACACTCAGTGCGGCAAAAAGAGTGCTGTTGTTGATTACAACTTTAAATCTATTGGACATTTCACTTCCATTGATTAGTAGAGTGTAAATATTAAAATAGGGTCGCCTATATAGCGACAACATAAAATAACATTGAACAGAATTTATTTTTATAGTTTTTATTTCTGTCTCATACACAAATTGAGTAGTGCTGGTTTAACACACCAAATACCTACATAAAGAAAACTAGTTTCTGAAATCTTGTAATATTCAAGCGAACTCAAATAAAACAACTGATTTTGAATACAAGATCTCTCATAAACAATATACTGGCTGGCAGTCTGCCAGCAATTCAATCACTATACCCCGCGCACACATAAAT